GAGTATCGGGTGTGGCGACTGTGCACGCTGCTGCGCTGTCGCCCATCCGAACTCAGCGGGGAATCCGCCGTGACCCTGGATTGGCTGCTAGCCGTAGACGACGCCGTTGGCAAGGCTCGCAAGATAGTTGAGGAGCGGGCCGCTAATGGCTGATGGTTTCGGCGCGGTAGTCAAGGGTGTTGGCGAGGTTGGCGCCGCCATTGAAAAGATGCAGCTTGCTTCCGATGAAGCGACCCGCGCAGCGCTGGGCAAGGCAACCGCGTATACCAAGCGGCGAATTAAGGGCGGCATGCGCGGTATGCCCCGCTGGGGTGGCAAGGGCCCCGACCCTGAATCCGGTTCACCAGCTTTCCGCACCGGTCGCACGCCGGACCACATCCCCCGGTCTGGTGGACCAGGTCAACTAACCGGCGAACTACTCCAGTCCATCCGCAAGAGCAAAAGGGCCCGACGTGGGGGCACTGGGGAATGGTCGCAAGTCGTAATGGCGGGCGGACGGGGCGGCTACCAAAACCGCTACAAAGCTGAAATTGAAGCCCGGTACCCGTACTTCAAACCTGGGGTGGATAAGGCATCGCCCAAGGTTCGCGGCTATTTCGAGGGCGCGTGGGCTGCGGCCGTCAACGGAAAGAAATTCTAGGGAGGTAGCTTCGCTATGGGTGCTCTGCCTCCCGTATTCATTGAGTTTCTCGGCCGCTCTACGGGCTTTATGACCACGGCCAAGGGTGTCAAGACTGAGCTAGCCAGCGTGGAACGCGAGGGTGGCGGCAACATGGCCAAGATGGGCGGTGTGGCCAAGGCTGCATTGCTCGGCATTGGCGTAGCCGCTGGCGTGGTCGCAGTCAAGACAGCGCACATGGCCGCTGACTTTCAGACTCAAATGACCCGTGTTCGCACTGGTGCTGGCGAGTCTGCCAAGAACATGAGCCTGGTCGGTGATGGTGTGCTGGCCATGGCGGGCAAGGTCGGTGAGTCGACCAAGGATCTAACCGCAGGCCTGTACATGGTTGAGTCCGCTGGCTTCCACGGACAGAACGCGCTCGACGTGCTTCGCGTAAGCGCGCAGGGTGCCAAGGTTGGTGCCGCTGACTTGGCCACGGTTACCGACGCTGTGACCACGGCCATGAACGCCTACAACCTGCAAAGCTCGAACGTAGCCAAGAACACGCAGAACACGACCGACGTCATGAACGCGCTGGTCGGCACTGAGGCCGAAGGCAAGACGAATCTGGAAGCCCTTGCTGGCTCCATGTCCGGCATTCTGCCTGTGGCTGCTGCTGCGCACGTGAAGCTAAACGAAGTGCTCGGGGCCATGGCCACGATGACTTCGCAGGGTACGGATGCGCGCGTGTCGGCTACCTATCTGCGCCAGACGATTGGGCAGTTGTCCAACCCATCGGCCAAGGCAGCGACGACCATGAAGGGGCTGGGGCTTAATGCCAACGCCGTTTCCAAGGAGCTGGGCTCGAAGGGGCTCGCGGCGACGCTGAACACGCTTACGGACGCCATCAAGAACAAGATGGGCCCCGGTGGCGATGTCTTCATCAAGACCCTGGAAAAGGCCTCGAAGAGTAGCAAGGACTTTCAGGGCGAACTCAACAAGGCCAGCGGCGCGAAGAAGACCTATATCGGCGCGCTGTCCACCATGGTCGGCGGAACTAAGTCGATGATGGGTGCGCTGATGCTTACGGGCTCGCACATGGACACGTTCAAGAAGAACGTGGACGGCATCGGCAAGCACGTCAAGGAAGGTGGAAAGTCCGTTGAAGGCTGGGCGGACGTGCAGAAAACATTCAATCAGCGCATGGCCGAATTCAAGGGCACTGCCGAAGCCATCGGCATCAAGATAGGTCAGTCGCTGCTGCCTGCATTCACGCAGTTCGTTGGGGCCCTGGTCGATGGTGTCGGGTGGCTGACTAAGCACAAGGACGTTGTCATCGCGGTGGGTGGCGCCATCGGCGGTGTGTTGACCTACGGCCTTTACGCGGCGGCAGGTGCAGCGCTGGTATTCGCCGATGCGATGCTTATGAACCCAGTGACGTACATCGTTCTTGGTGTGATGGCGCTGGGTGCAGCAATTGCGCTTCTGTTCACGCACTGGAAGTCAGTTTCATCGTGGCTTTCCGGCGCGTGGCACACGGTCGTGCAGGGGCTTGGTACCGCTTGGCATTGGCTGGCGGACCAGACCATGAGCACTTGGCACACGATCGAGAATCTCGTAACGGTGGCCTGGCGCGCTGTGGCCAACTTCTTTTCCTCCGCGTGGCACACGGTCACTGACCCGATCGTCAAGGCTTGGCACTGGGTGGCTAACGCCACGTCCACGGTATGGAACGCCATCGCCGGATTCTTCCGGAAGTGGTGGCCGCTACTGCTGATCATCTTCGCGCCGTTCGTCGCCCTACTCGTCGCCCTCTGGAATCGCTTCCACACGACCGTTTGGAACAAGGTCAAGTCGACCTGGTCCGCTGTCGCCGGATTCCTAAGCGGCACCTGGGACGGCATCAAGTCGGTGGCAAAGTCGGTCTGGGCATCCGTACAGCGGAACATTGTCAACCCGGTCATGTCGGTCTGGCACAAGCTAGTCAGCGTTTGGGACGCCGTATCGAGCTACCTTGGCGGTAAGTGGTCTGACATCAAGGCCGTTGCGCTGATTACGTGGCTGGAAATCAAAAAGTCGATGATTGACCCGATCACCGGCGCTTGGCACACCATCACCAAAACGATGGTCGATATCAAGGACACGATTTCCAAGAAACTCAATGACGCCTGGTCCGCTGTCAAGAACATCGGTTCCAAGTTCCTGAGCATCGGTACGGCCATCGTTCAGGGCATCATTACCGGCATCAAGAACAAGGTCGGTGATCTGTTCAGTTCGCTCGGCGGGTTGGCCGAAGACGCGCTCGCGCACGCTAAGGCTGCTTTGCACGTCAACAGCCCGTCAAAGAAGTTCCGGGACCAGGTCGGTAAGGCCATCCCCGAGGGAATCGCCGCAGGTGTTCGGCAGAATGCTGGAATGGCTCACGCCGCAGTGCGGGAAACCGCAGGCGACATGGTGACGCACTTCAAGGGCGCACTCGGCATCAACTCCCCCAGCAAGGTGTTCCGGCAGCTAGGCATTTGGGTCAACCAGGGTCTAGTTGACGGGCTAACCGGCTCGCTGTCGCAGGTAAAGAGCGCGATTAAGAAGACCGAGACTGAGCTGATACAGGCTCGGAATCGGCTCGCTGACATGCTCGGCACGAAGGCAGGCAAGGGTCACTCGGGGTGGATCAAGGCGCATGAGGCTGCAATCTCGCATCTTGAGTCGTACGTCAAGCAAGAGGGCGTGCAGCTAGAGAAACTCGCTAAGCAGCGTGACAGCGTCGCAAAGCGGCTGAAGGCAGCGCAGTCCCACCTGAAGGACATTCAGAAGGAATGGACGTCCGAACGGGACAGCATAGCCAGCGGCATCATGCAGGGCGCTTCGGTGGTCATGCAGGCGCAGGCGGACGGCGCTGTCCTCACTACGGGCGACGTGCTGGCGAACATGCAGAACCAAATGCAGGCTGCTGTCCAGTTCGCGAATGAGCTGAAGGAGCTTAAGAAGCGCGGGCTTTCGTCTTCGCTGATTGAGCAGCTAGCTTCGGCCGGTGTTGATCAGGGTGGCGCTACAGCGCAGGCCTTGATGGGCGCCAACGGCAGTCAGATAGCGCAGCTCAACAACATGCAGTCGACGCTGACCAGTTCGGCAAAGTCCACTGGTGCGGTTGTCGCTGACAGCATGTACGGAGCGGGCATCAACGCCGCAAAGGGACTGGTCCGGGGACTTCAATCCCAGGAAAAGGCCATCGACAAGCAGATGTTGAAGATAGCGAAGTCGATGGAGACGGCTATCAAGCGCGCGCTGGGCATCAAGTCGCCATCGCGCTTGTTCCACCAGATTGGCCAGTTCATCACGGCTGGCCTGGTAGGCGGCATCGACAGCGGCAACCGGGACGTGCAGAGCGCTGCGGCGCGCATGTCTGACGCTGTGATCCGGGGTTCCGACGCTCCTACGCTGAGTGGCTCGGCTATCGGCTCGACTGCTGCGGGTGTGGTCCACATGGTTCACATTGAGGTGCATGGCTCTGTGCGCACCGACCAGGATCTACGGGACGTCATCCAGCGGGAAATGTATCGCTTCGGCGGACGCAACTCCCGCACCTGGGTGGAAGCTAAGCGCTAGTTACTGGGGACCACATACGGATATCCGTATGTGGTCCCCTCTTCGGAGGGCATCCAATGGCACTGAATCCCAACTACCCCGTGATTGAGGAAATTTGGGGGCCTTCATGGGGCGCTGCGGGCGCTTCGCTTCCCTCGTCCCGACTGGTTAACCTGGTCGACCGCACGCTGTCGTCTGCGTCCGCGCGGCGGGGCAAACAGTACGAGCTAGACCAGATCAACGCTGGTGAGTACGGCATCACGTTGGGCTCGCAGGATGGCGTGCTAGACCCAACCAATACCAGCGGCCCCTACGGCGGGAAGATCCTGCCGCTTCAGCCCTACCGGCGCCGTGCCCAGTGGCCACCTACGGCCAACATCCTTGACGCTGTGGTCGCTACCGCTGGCGAGGGTTACACCGCTGGCACGGTCCCCGCGTCTTTCAACATGCAGTTTCCGACCGGGGCCATCACCAGCACCATTGCCGTGCCGACTGCCGGTTACGCGTGGCAGGGTTCCAACGTTTTCTCGTTCGCCATCCCGGCAAACCAGGGCGCTAACTCGAACATTTTCAAGACTGAGGCGTACGCCATTCGCCCCGGTAAGAAGCTCACGTTTTCTGCGTATATGGCGAACATAACGCCGAGCACTACGGCGCCGGTAAACCTGTTCATTTCCTGGCTCAACGCCGATGGCTCCGCCGTGTTCGCCAACGGTGTCTCGGTCACCCTGAACGGCGCCTCTGGCTCCCCTGCCTGGCAGCGCGTCACGGTCACCGCTACGGCCCCCACCACGGGCGCTGTGTATGGCATGCGCATTGGACTCAACGTACCTGGCAGTGGCTTCGGCACGTCCGCCGCTACGGTCTACGTCGATGGGCTACAGGCTGAGTGGGCGAGCGCGGCAAGCACATGGGTTTCTCCTGGCACTTGGTACCCGATCTTCAGCGGTTTCACGGAGCGCTGGCCAACCACTTGGGCCGAAGGCGGTACGTACGGCCAGGTGTCCCCTACCGCCGTTGACTCCTTCGCACTGCTCTCGCAGGTGCAACTACGGGAAGTGTTCGCCGAGGAAATCGCCGCGCACTCCCCACGGTTCAACTACACCATGGGCGACGCAACCGGGGCCACCTCATTCGCGGACGCCACAGGCAACATGCCTTCTGCGCCGTTGGTGAACGCCAAGACAGGTTCAGGCAACTGGACTTCCGGCAACGCCGTAACAGCGGCGAACCTGGCTACCGGCACATTTACCGGCAGTACGGGCACGGTCACCACCTCTGCGCCGCTGACTCCGGGGGTCAACGGTGCCCCTAACCCTGCAACCATGCTCGCGCTGAGCGACGCTGGCGTTAAGGGGCCTGCTAGCTCCGCGTGGACGCGCATGATCGCGTTTCGCTACACCGCTGGCAGTAACCCGGCAGATCTTGCCTACGTCTGGAATTCGCAGACCACGGCCACGCCCGATATTCACGCGGGGCAGATCACGGTCTACATCGAGTCGACCGGGCACCTTCGCATCTCCACGCAGGCTGTCGGGTTCATTACCGGCTCAACGCCGTTCAATGACTCGCAGTCTGTGACTGACGGGAACTGGCACCTGGCCGTGTTCGGGATCAGCGGAACGACCATGACCATTTCCCTCGACGGTGTCACCACGACGCAGACCATTTCGTCGTCGCAGATTCCGCCGCTGAATTCCATGTTTGACTACGTCGGCGCTAACTACATGCCCGGCACGAAGACAGCGAACTGCGTTTACAAGGGTGATCTGGCATTCGTCGCTGAGTTCCCGTCGCTGCTGTCGTCGGCTGACATGGGGCAGCTTTACAGCACGTGGCGCACCAGCGCTTCGGGCGAGTCCAGTGCAGCGCGGTACGCACGTATCCTGCGCTACTCCGGTTACGGGGGTGCCAGCAACATCGGCACGGGCTTGACGACGTCCATGGGGCCTGCCAGCGACATCGGCGGTGCGGACGTCATGTCAGCGCTGAACAATGTGGTGACTACCGAGAATGGCGAGCACTTCGTAACGGCGGATGGCACGGTGACGTTCCGGGGCCGTGGCTACCGGTACAACGCGCTGACTCCGGTATGGACGTTCGGCGACGGCACGGGCGAATACCCGTACGAAGATCTCCAGTTGGACTTTGACAGCACGCACCTAAGCAACGTGGTAACGGTCACTCAGCAGAGCACCGGAACCAACCTCGTGGCGCAGGACAGCGCGAGCATTGCGAGCTATTACACGCGCACCATGACGCGAACTCTCAACGTCACCAGCGGCCTTGAGTGCCAGGATGCCGCCGACTATTTCGTGAGCCGGTACAAGGACCCGCTTACGCGAGTGCAGAGCATCAAACTGCACCCGTCGGCTGCACCCGCGCTGTGGCCCGTGTTGCTGGGCCTAGAGCTGGGTACCCGCGTGCGTATCAACCGGCGACCCCCGGGCGCTCCCCTGGTGTCCGTCGACTGCTTTGTTGAGCAAATCCAGTGGGACATGGACAGCTCTAACGAAGCCTTCGTGACGTTGCAGTGCAGTCCGGTCGACCCGCGCGTCTACGGGCAGTTCGGCGCGTACCGCACGACCCTGAACAACTCGCCCTCGGCGGGTGGCACCTCAATCACGCTGAATTCAGGCACTGACAGCATCAACCCGCTTGTGGCGCAACTGCCGAACGGCACTCAGCTAGTGATTGGGATTGGCACGGCTAACCAGGAAACGGTGACTCTGACGGCTGTTGGTGTGACTACTTCAGGGTGGTCGACTGCCGCCTGTGGCGTGACCGCGCTGGCCAAGTCCCACAGCGCCGGTGAAACGGTGTGTGAAGTGCTTCCCGCTGGCGTGACGGACCCTGCGGCATTCAACGTCATGCAGCAATTCGACCAGGTTGTTTTCGCCTACTAGGAGCCCGCATTGCCTCTCGTCCCTCCCGTGCCGTACACGGCGACCACGGGCAACTTTGTTACGTCCGCGCTGTGGAATGCGCAGGTTCGCGATGCTTCCGCATTCTTCGCTGGCGTGCCTACATTCATCGGCTATCAGACCGTGGCGCAGTCCGTTCCCAACGGCAACGCGTGGACCGTAATCACCATGGATTCCGAGCAGGTCGACAACTACGGCGGGCACTCCACCACAACCAACACATCCCGCTACACCGCACAGATACCCGGCACGTACGCCGTGTTCGGAAGCGTTGCGTGGCAGCAGAGCGCGACGGGTGACAGGCGAGTGCAGATAACCCTGAACGGCAACCCAGTTATCGGTTCCGCAAACTCTATGGACCCGACGCAGTCTGTGTTGATGGCGCAACAGGCGGTTGGGTTTGTGCCGATGGTTGCAGGCGATTACGTGGAAGTTCAGGGCTGTCACACATCATCCGCAGCGCTGAGCACAAACAACGGAAGCGGCGTTAGCGCCATGTTCACGTCTAGCCTTCGTGTTGTGTGGCTCAGCAGCTAACCGAATAGAGGAAGCATGCAGACCTACTCCAGCACCGACTACCAACTATTCATCCAAACCGGCGGCGGGGACGTCGTCTTCAATATGGGCCTGTCGAGTAACCACGGAATGGACGACGAAACATGCGCGGCCCTGGTGCAGACGCTCCGGGATTTCCCGTGGCCAACTGCCATGCAGCCGGTAGGCATTTCGGCCGGTAAGACGTTCAACACGGCCGACAACTACACGTGCGCTGTTAACGCCACTCCCCCGACCTTCAACTAAGGAGTCACACATGGCAGTTCTAGGCGTAGACGTTTCTGGATATCAGGCGGTCGACTTCCCTACCAAGGGTCTGGCGTTCGCTTTCGTCAAGGCCACTGAGGGCACTGGTTACACCAACCCTCGTTACAGCGGGCAGGTTGCGCATGCGCGTTCCGCTGGCCTGGTGGTCGGCCACTACCATTTCGGCAAGAACGGCGGGGCGACTGAGGCCGACTACTTCCTGAGCAAGGTACAGCTACACACGGGCGATATCCTCGCGTTCGATTGGGAGACCAGCGGCGTAAGCCAGGCCGAGCGCGATGCCTTTGTGTCCCGCGTAAAGGCGAAGGCTCCGCATCACAAGGTTGTTCTGTACTGCAACACGGATTACTGGCACAACCGCGATGCCGACAACGGTGGCCCCATGGATGGGCTGTGGATCGCCGACCCCAACCACCCCGCTGGCAAGCCCGGCATCAAGGCGCCGTGGCGCTTCCACCAGTATTCGTGGGCGGGTGGTATCGACCGCAACGTTGCGAACTTCAAGGACGCTGCTGCGCTTCGCGCTTGGGCCAATCCGCCTGCGGCGAAGCCTCCGGTAGTCACGAAGCCTGCGCCCGTTCCGGCGAAGCCTGCACCCGCCCCTGCGCCGACGCTGGAATACCGCGTAGCGGCTCTTGAGGCCACCGTGAAGGCCATTCAGGCGAAGCTCAAGTAACCAGGCTGGTATCCGACCCGCTAGCTTCCCAGGGAAGAGGGCGGGTCGGGCACCCGATCGGCAAGGGCATTCCCATGATTGATGGAGCAAGTATTGCCCCTGGTATGGCGTGGGTCATTGGAGCCATCGGCGCAAGCCTGGTGACCACTGGCCCCGCTTACTTGGCTGCACGTAAGTCCCGTGGCGCTGCACGTGAAGAAGGAGCGCTCACACGCGATGCAGTCGTGGGCGCTATCGGCGAGCTAAACGGGCGCCTCGATGGCCTCAGGGATGACCTGTCAGAAGTACGCGAGTGGCAGGCAGCACACACGACCGAGCACGCCATTTCGGCATTTCAGCGAACGGACCCACATCCGCGCCTAGAGCGCAGAAACACGGAGTGAAACGAATGGCCATTTCCGGCAAGGTAACTGCGTCCACCGTTGCGGCGGCAGGGACCACGATTGTTGCGGGCATCATCGCGCCGCATGTGTTCAGTCACAGCGTGCCCAGTGACGTGCGGGGGCTCATCGAGGGTGGCGTGACCGCCGTTCTTACCTTCGTGTCTGGCTACCTCGCGAAGCACGGCATTTCTTACGAGCGGCTCGCCGCTGACACTGCCGCTGTGGCCGAGGATCTCGGGGTCCCGTACATGGCCCTGTCTGACGTCACTGCGGAGCCTGCGCCTTCGGCACCCGTGGTCACCGCTGCCCCGGTCATCACTGGTGAGGCTCAGCCGCTCGCGTAGTCCTACTGCCCCTCTTCCTGGCCAGTGCTGGGAAGGGGGGCGTTTCGTTAACCCACAGAGGAGAGACTGTGTACAACGTTGCACTTATCGGTAAGGCCCGTTCCGGCAAGGACACCGCCGCCGCTTTTCTGGTGCGCGAGCGCGCCTATACCCGCGTGGCGTTCGCCGATCCGCTGAAGGAAATGGCGTTGGGCATTGACCCGTTGATCACCACTACGCCTAGCATCTATGTGCGCCTCTCAGCGCTGGTGCGTGACGTCGGATGGGAGTACGCGAAGGATCACTATCCGGAGGTTCGCCGCACGCTTCAGCGCATCGGGCAGACGCAACGCGAATTCGACGCCGATTACTGGGTGAACGTCGCAGCGCGGAAGATTGCGGGTGCAGAGCGCTGGAACCTGCCCGTAGTGGTCACAGATGTGCGCTACCGTAACGAGGCGGACATGTTGCGCGCCCGTGGTTTCCGCATGGTGCGGATCATCCGCCCGTTCGCTGAGATGCGACAGGGGGCGTCAGCCCAGCACGCCAGCGAGACGGAGCTTGACGACTACCCGGCGGACGTCCTGATCCGCAACGATGGCGACCTGGCGCAGCTTCAACGCGCGATCCTCTTCTAGACCCGAGCCCCTGGCTTGCGCTTCCCGCGCAGGTCGGGGGCTTTTCTGCGTTCAGGGCACATACGGATATCCGTATGTGGTTTGACAGCGCTAGACGCGCGCCGCTAGTCTCTGCGATGTAAGTTCAAAACAACGAAGGGGCGGGGACAGTGAACGTGGTCAGCGTGAACGGCGGCAAGGTCCACTCGATGATGTCGGGCATGGATGAGCACCCGTACCCGCTGTGCCGTGGCGGTGGCCAGAACCAAATGGTGACCAAGTTCCGCGCTGTCGACGCCCCACTGTCCTGCAAGACCTGTCTGACCTACGAAGCGCGGCGCAATGCTGCTGCCGCCAAGGCTGAGGGAGAGACCACCATGACGGACCGTAACGACGTGAACACGGACCAGGGCAAGGCCGTAATCGATCAGGTCGACGCCAACATCGAGCGCGCTGCCTCGCTGATTGCCGACGGAAGCGACACGACGGAAGCGGTTGCTGAGCTGGACACGGAGACAGAGGCGCTGATTTCCTCGCTCAGCGGCAAGGGCTCCATCGCGATCAAGACTGCGAAGCGCGCCGCGTGGACTGCTGCTGTCGCCACTCCCCCGGAGCCTGCACCGAAGGCAGAGATCGTCAAGTCTGAGGTGGTGGAAGGGGTCGTAGCCCCCAAGACGTGGGACCAGTACGAGGGCGTGCAGGAACTTGTCACCATGGGCGCCGAAAAGGTCGCCGACGGAGTCAAGGCCCATCTCAAGACGTCCACGCTGGCGAAGGAGGTTGCGGCGATCGGTCTGGACATGTGGCTCCGCATGCCGAACAAGGCTGGCCAGCCCGATTTGCTGGGCGACACGGACCCCGCGAAGAAAGCGTCTGGTGCGTTGCTTCGCGAGGCTGGCGAGCACTTCGATGACAACTACGACACGAAGACGGCGCTTAAGAAGCTGATGCGCAGCGTGCAGGACCAGCGCAGCGACGTTCGGGCCGAATGGCTGCGCTCGCTGGATGAGGACACGCCGATTGCCCTTGAGCGCCGAGCGATCATGGCAAAGGTGCTGGAGGGCAAGCCCGACGACGAGCCTGCCTCTGAGTGGGTCGCCAACGTCTACGGCACTAGCACGATCGGCCAGACCGAGCGCAAGAGGCTGGAGTACGAGGCCAAGAAGGCACTTCCGGCTAGCGAGAGCACCGGCGCGGGAAGCGACAGTGACAGCGAAGGAGAGGGCGACGGCGACGGCGCAGAGCAGAGCACCCCGGACGAGCGTGTGAAGCTGGTGGCAAAGAAGATCTATACCGACATCAGCAACGCGAGCGTCGACGACTTCGAGAACGCCAGCGAGGAGACCAAGGAAGCCATCAGGACTGAGCTGGAAAACGCGCTTGAAGGCCTGCGCGCCATGATCAAGGCCACTATCTGACGCACCGTCACACGGGGCCCTGGGAACGATCCTGGGGCCCCTTCCCACTCGGAGGGGACCATGGACGAATACACACAGGCACGCAACGCGCTGAACGATGCCTCTGAGTCGCTCAACGCACTGATCTACGGCCCGGGGTTCAACTACCTCACGGAAGAGCAGCAGACGGCCGTACAGGGCGCCTTTGATGCCCTGGCAGATAACGGCGCCACCGCCGAGCCGCAGGCTGCGCCCGTGGAGTTCACGGAGGTGCGCCCCGAGGTCTGGAAGACAGCTACGCCAGCGGACGGCGAACGGCTCGACTCGCTGATTGATGACGCGCTGGGCAAGTTCGGTACGTCGCTGGAAGAACTGCGCACCACGGCCGCTGAGTCGGAGCGCGACGAGACATTCGCCGTGTGCGCTACATGTGGCCGTACGCGTCCGAGCTGGACCATGGCTTCCCGCACTGTCGATGGTTCCCAGCGCTTCGAGTGCTCGCCTAAGTTCGCCCTGCACTGCGCGGACTGCTGCAAGCCTGGCGAGTACCTGACGCACTACACGTACGAGGAGCACGAGGGGCATACGCTGCCCTAGGCGCCCGCGTAGCGCCCTCACAGCCCCGGTAGGCCTCCCTGGTCCACCGGGGCTTTTTCATGCGCTCACACGGGCGTACATGGCTTCCGGCCGCAGGCGTGACGGACAGCGCGAAGGCAAACAGCGCAAGAACCTCTCTGACCTGCAAGAAGTGATGAAGTGACGATTTAGACCACACTCCAGTAATCCCTAAGGAGTTCTATAGGGATTCTGAGACTGCCCTCCAAATCGTCACTCCGTCACTGGTAACCGACCCGCTAGCCCCTCTTCGACAGAGAAATCAACTGAAGGGGGCCACAGTGGCCATCCGCACTGTCCACAAGACTGGCGGGCGTTTCTACTTCAACGAGGATTTCCCGGATATCAAGTACCCGGGCGTTACCTCCGTTGTCGGCATGGTGCCCAAACCCTTTCTCGCGTACTGGCAGGCGAAGGAAGCGGCCGAACTGGCTGTCGACTCCATCGACTTCATTAAGGACATGGCCGCGCGGGATCGGCAGGGCGCTGTCGACTACGTCAAGGGTGCCGCGAACCGCTACACGAAGCGACGCAGTCAGGTTGGCAGCGACGCGCACGATCTGTTCGAGCGGATGATCAGGGGCCAGCGCGTAGGCCGTGTCCACCCCGACATGGTCCCGTACCAGCGCAACTTTGCTGAGTTCCTCGACGGCGTGCAGCCTGAGCTAGTCCGCGCCGAAGATGTCGCCTGGTCCGATGAGCACCAGTACGCGGGCAGCTTCGACGGCATTCTGCGCCTGCGCCTTGACGAGCACGGCAAGCCTGCGAAGCATGGCGAGCCCTCCCTTGTGATGGCCGACTGGAAGACAAGCAAGGCCACCTACCCGGACGTGGCCCTACAGATGTCCGCTTACGCACATGCGGAGCACATCATCAGCCCGGACGGAACCCGCACGGACATGCCCGACTTTGATGGCGCTGTGGTCCTGCACATCACCCCGGATCAGGCGGCGTTCAAGCCCGTGCGCATCGACGAGGCGGATGTGTTTGCGCACTTCCTGAGCCTTCGGCACACCTTCGAGTGGGTCAACCGCGTGAGTAAGACCGTGCTGGGCGACCCGATTTGGTCGACCGATGGCGCGCTGGTTACCGGCACTCAGCGGAGGGCGTGATGGAGCCATTCCTCAGCCACTGCCCCGGGCGACGCGAGTGTTTCAAGGGGCATGACAGCGAAAAGGGCGTCCTAGCTTCGATTCGCTACCGGAACACACATGACTGGGTCGGGACGCTCCGCATCTTCGAGCAGTCCCCCGGTGGGTTTGTTGAGATTCCGCCCGCTGAGTGGGCCGGACGATTTGGGGAGGGTCCTCGTGACTGAGTTTGTACCGTGGCCAAAGACGCGCCGCTTGTTCCGGGACATTGTCGTCACTGAGAAGATCGACGGCACCAACGCTGCCATTCACGTCGATGCCACTGGCGTAGCCATTGCCGCACAGTCTCGTAACCGGCTCATCACCCCTGATGCCGACAACTACGGTTTTGCCCGCTGGGTACACGAACACGCTGCGGAGCTGGGCGAGTTGCTCGGTACGGGCGTGCACTTCGGCGAGTGGTGGGGCAGGGGCATTCAGCGGAACTACGGCCTGTCTGAGCGCCGTTTCTCGCTGTTCAACACTGCTGCGCATGAGGAACTCAACGCGACCGTAGGCAGCGTGCGTGTGGGCCCCGTGCCCGTGCTGTACGAGGGGACGTTCAGCGAGGTTGAGATACGGGAGTGCCTTACGTCGCTGGTCGACTACGGCTCTTACGCGGCCCCGGGCTTCCCCAACCCTGAGGGTGTCTGCATCTTCCACACGCAGACTCGCAACGTGTACAAGGTCACGCTGGACGCCAACGACGCAGGCAAGTGGGAGGCCCAGTGACGCTCGCTGATGTGGTCTCTAGCCCCTGGTTTTGGGCCTTCATGCCCCTGTGGGTAATCGCCGTTGCGCTGTTCGTCGCATGGCTTGACGGCGACTGGTAACCGACCCGCTAGGACCACTTCGAAGGGGGACGGGCGGCAGGCTACGCCGAACTAGCGACCCTGCATGGGTTGCGCGTAAGCGATGCGCCCCGCCCGTTCCCGTTCCACATTCACAGCCTGCGCGCGAGCGCTTCACAGATACGGCGGTAACCCATGGCCCTGCGCATTTTCGACAC